TTTAGTATCTGTAAGGAAGATTTCAGAGCGTTATGGGGTGAAGAGTCTATGGGCGGTTCTGCTTATAACAGAATTATGAATAAGGAAGTTATGGACGCAATTATTGCTAATAAATTAGCTGATAATGCAGAGGACTTTGGTTCTATTATTTGGAGTGGAGATACAGATATAGCAGATGAATTTGACGGATTTTTAACTCAATTTTTAGCGGACGCAACCGTAATCGATGTTGATTTAGATGCTGTTACAGAATCTAATGTTGAAGCGATGTTGAAACTTGCTTTAACAGCTGTACCTGAGGCGTTGCAGGGAAATACAAACTTGAAAGTTTCTGTTTCAGCAAATGTTGCTCAAGCGTATAACTTCTATTTAGCTTCTAAAGGAATCACAAACGGACTTGGTGGAAACGCAAATACTTCTTTAGTGTTCGGAGACTACACGCTAGTTAGAGACAAAGGTTTACCTGCAAGTACTATTGTAATTGCAGACCCAAAAAATTTAGCTTTTGCAACTGGTGCAATGGCCGATCATAATCTAATCGAACTTACAGACGAGGATTCAATCGGTTTGCAAACTGGAAACGTTCGCGGTACAATGGTTTACAACGCAGGGGTTTCTTATGCGTATGGTGCTGAAATTGTTTGGGCTAGACCAATCGCATAGTTAAATTAATAATAACAAGGGAGTGTAACAACTCCCTTTAATAAAATAAAAAATATGGCATTTACTTGTGATTTTGGAAAAGGTAGAAAATTACCTTGCAAAGACCAAAAAGGAGGAATTAAGGCTTTATACATAGCCAATTATGATGTTTACGGATTTACAGTTGCTAATGAAATTGTAACTGCATTGGGTACGTTGGCAGAAGTTTTTAAATGGGAGCTAAAAGGCGCAAACACATTCACGCAAACGCCAACAGTTTCTCGTGAAAATGGTACTTCATTTTTCACTCAAGTTGTATCGGCTACATTCCCCTCTTTGGATGCGGACACTCAAAATGAGTTAAAACTAATGATGTACGGACGTCCAATTGTTTTTGTTGAAGACTACAACGGTAACATTACAGTTGGAGGTATTGAAAACGGTATGGAAATGACAGGAGGATCAATTGTAACTGGTGGAGCAAGTGGAGACTTAACAGGATTCACTGTTGAATTAACAGGAGATGAAAAAACGGGCGCACCTTTCTTGAATAGCGCGATGAAAACCGCTTTATTTGCATTGGTTTCTACTGATGTTATCGGAACGGTATAATGATATTTTTCTCTAGTTTTAAAAAGCGTCTTGATTGACGCTTTTTTTTTTGCAAAAAACTGAAATATTTTCGTTATTAAGTTATGAAAGTATTCAATCCAGCAGATTTAACGCACAAATTAGTAGTAATTCCTCGAATTTACACGGATATTTCTACTATTTCAATCCGTCATGAGCTAACCGACGTTACTACTATAATAGATAATTTCACTTTTGCAATTGATAACGGTTATTTAACTATTAATTTTGAATTTACATTTAAAAATAGTGCGAGTTATGAAATTATAGTCAATGGAATTGATACTTTATTATGGCGAGGAAAAGGATTTGCGACAACTGAAACGGATTTAGAAAATTATAAACTAATATAATGGTAGATAACACAATAGTCTTACAGCTAAATGCTTATGTAAGGCCAGAGATAAAAGAAAGTCCCTCAAATGAATGGGTACTAAATGGAGATAATAATGATTTTTATCAATATATTATAGACCGATATAATGGAAGTCCCACCAACTCAGCTGTAATAGATTCTTATACACGTATGACATACGGGTTAGGATTGAATGTCGATACCCCATTATTTAATAAAAAAGAGGTTCGTAGAATCGTCAAAGATTTCAATATGTTTGGCGAGGCGTCTTTTGAGTTGCTTTACTTGAAAGGCAAACCCGTTTCAGCAATTCATATTCCTAAAGAGAAAATTGCACCAGAAAAAGCAGACGAAAATGGAAACATAACAGGCTATTGGTATTGCTACAATTGGAACAAAAAGAATGAGTTTCCACCGAAAAGGTTTGATGCTTTTAAATATGGTAAAGGTGCGAAAAGAAGTGAAATAGTTGTTATCAAAGATTATCAAGTAGGGCAATTCTATTTTAGCAATCCAAGCTATTTTAGTGCGATGCCTTATGCGGAACTAGAGGAAGAAATTGCAAACTTTTTCATTAATCACGTGAAAAACAAATTCATGGTATCAACTATTGTTAATGTGAACAACGGGATTCCAGAAAGTGAAGAAGAGCGTAGAAAATTAGCACGTCAATATCAAAATGGAACGAGCGGAACGAGCAACGCGGGAGTTATAGTTGTTTCATTCAATGACAATAAAGACAATGCAACTACTATTGAGCAAGTTCAAGTAGTTGACGCATATCAGCAATATCAATACTTAGGCGAAGAGGCACGAAGACAAATTTGTGTAGGTCATAAAGTTGTTTCTACTTCAATTATCGGAATAGATAAGTCAACTGGTTTTTCAAGTAATGCGGACGAAATTGAAACGGCATTTAATGAAACGATGTTAAATGTCATACAGCCGATTCAAGAAAATTTATTAGATGTGTTTCAAGAAATTGCTAATATGTCAGGAATTAAAGAAACGTTGGAGTTTGTTAATCTTAGACAGCCTAAAGTTGACGAAGCGCAAAAAGCAGATGCTGCATTAACACCTGATGAACAGGCTATATCTGATGCGAAAATAAGTTACAATGGTGCGCAAATAGCAAGTGCAATTGATATTTTTGCAAAAGTTAAAGAGGGTATATTAACAACCGAACAAGCGATAGTGTTTTTAGTACAATTCTTAAATATTGAAGCGAATGTAGCACAAACATTATTTACAAGTGGAACTACTCCAATACAACAACTTGCGAAAATATCACTTTCGCAAGTTGTTACACCAATAGCCGATCCACTAATCGAACTTGGCGAAATTATAGACGAGAGCGAATGGGAGTGTATAGATGAAGTGCCAGTAAGTGGCGAACCTATTTTAACGGAAACCTCACTACACCTCGCGAAAACTTTTTCAAGTTTCCCGAATGTAAAAAGTGAGCAGGACAATGACTTATTTAAAATTCGCTATTCTTATTCGGGACCAAAAGCCGATGACAAAACAAGAGACTTTTGCAGAAAAATGCTAAGTGCCGACAAGGTATATCGAAAAGAGGATATTGAGTTGGCAAGTTCAAAAGTAGTGAACCCTGGCTTTGGGCCAAAAGGAGCAGACACTTATAATATTTGGTTATACAAAGGCTCTGTTAATTGCCGACATTTTTTTATGAGAAAAATTTATTTGCGTAGAAACAACAAAAACATATCTGTTAATGAAGCGCGAAAAATGATTCTACAACTTGACCCCAAAGATAGACAGAAAGCTAAATGGGAAGAGAATGACCCTTTAGTAGCGCAACCAGCACAATCTAGTAATAACTATTTTAGACTACCAAAAGAATGATAATACTTTTAAGCGACAACGATATTACAAAAAACACTCCTCTAGGTGGTAATATCGATACAGATAAATTGCGGCAATGTATCATAGATGCACAAGCTACACGATTAGAGGAATTGTTAGGGGAAACTTTATATTTCAAAATAGAAACTGACTTTGATAACGACGATTTAAGCGGTCAATATCTAACTTTATATGATAGTTATATCAAGCCGTTTTTAATACAACAAAGCGCGACTGAGTATTTGAAAATAGGTGCTTTTTCATTTGCCAATAACGGAATTACGATGCCAACACCAGCCAACACAACGGCGGTAAGCGAAACCACTTTGGCACGACTAGTAAACGAACGTAGAATTTTAGCGGATATGTATGCCGAAAGGATGAAACGTTGGTTATGCAAGTATAATTTGCCTGAGTATATGAGTAGTTCTGACAATATCGTAAATCCACAAATAGCAAGTAATAGCGGGTGGTATTTACCAGATTACCAACCTTTAACAATAGATGAGTTAATTTTATGGAAAAAAGAAAAACGCACGTAAAACAAGAGCAAAATATTAAGAAAATAGAATTATTTTTAAAAAAACAAGAGCAAAATGATAGGAACATTAAACCTGATAGCCCAAAATAAAACGACATTTTTAGCCGTACCGTTTCAAATATTAATTGACGAAGTGCCGTTGGATTTAACCGATGCGTTAATTGAAATGCAAGTTAAGAAAGACCCTTGCGGAACTCCTATTTTAACTTTTACAAGTGCAGATGATGACGGTATTACAATTACCGATGCAGTTGATGGGTGGTTTCAGATAAACGAGCAATACATTGACGTGAAACCGTGTAATTATCAATACGATATTAAGATAACTCTATCTGATTTGCGGATTAAAAGATGGATTGGCGGACTTTTTCAGGTAGTAACTTCAATAACAAATTAGTATGGAAATAGTAAATGTAAATGGTACGAAAATTGAAGAAATTGTAACCGTAAATGCAACTCCGAACGTTACACAGATAATG